ATCTGATGATCGGCAGCAAGCTGTTCCGCTACGGGCTGCAGTAGCGGATGAGCGCCGAGCGGATGGCGACGGATGGCATCGGCATCGGGGCTCATCGCTCGAACCTCCGCGTGAATGCAGCGGGACCGGCTGGAACCACGGAGATCGCGCCCCGCGGCTGCCCGCCCCTCGCAACATCGGGGCAAAGTGCGCGGCATCGCGTCAGTTCCGACTGCAGCCACGTGATCGAAGCCGGGTGGAACTCCACCCAGTTCTGCCCATAGCGAACCGTCGATTTCGCCTTACCTGCCGCCAGTTCGAATAGCGCGCTCTCGATTAGCGGGATGCGCTCGCAAGGTGACGCGGGCAGCGCCATCGTGCTGGATGTTTGACACGTCATGTTCGGATCCTTTCTCGATCACATAGAGCCGCCGTCACCGCGCTGGTTGGGCGGCATCAGGACGGGAAGGCGCAGGCCGAGCGCTGACGCAGCCGCCAGCTCAGCGGCAAGCCGCTGCTGCACCGTCTCCGCATCCATTCCACTGGTCGTGCTGATTTCGTTCGCGAAGGTGGACAGGCCGAAGCGGAGTTTAAGAATGCTGGCCTTGACGTCTTTCAGCGTGTCCGCCGATGCCGTCGTGCCGCCCGCCCACGTCACCTTGAGCGCCTTGCGCTTGTGCGCGCGGAAGCTGTCCAGCGGCGTTGCATGGCCGTTCAACGTGAAGGGCAGCTTGCCGCCGTCGATCAGTTCTTCTGCCAGCCCCTCGATGGCCCAATCGCACAGCGGCTCCACCAACGTGGCGCGCCGGTAAGCGTTCGCCGCGTTGAAGTCCGCCAGCGCGACACGAAGGCTCGAGTAGGTCGCTTGGCTGCGATCCTGGCCAACCAACTCGTAGGGAACTTGTGCCGCCGCCGCGATCTCCCGCAACTCCGCCTTGAGCATGTCAGGATAATGCGCGAACGCATGCTTGCCAGCGTGCAGCTCGAACTTCTCGCCCGTCTGTAGGTGCGCGATGCGGCCTTTCGGACCAAGCGTGATGTGCGCGCCCTTCGACGCAAGCGCGCTGTGCCACGCGATCCGATCCGCCATCTGGTCCGCGACCGCTTGCCCCGGCTGTCCGCCCAGGCCCTGCGCGACGCTGCCCGTGGGAAGGTCGCTCGTCACCGTGCCGATCAGCTCCGCGCTTGCGTGCGCCGCCACTAGCATTGCGTCGTGCAGGCTCGTCATCTGAGCACACGCTGAGATCACGGAAGCGAACGGGCTGATGCCCCGGATCGTCCCCGGCTCGCCGTGATAGGCGTGAAGCACCAGGCGTCGGTCGTTCGAGCCCAGCACCGCAACGCGAACCGGCTGGTTTGTCATGCTCGATGGGTCGGCGGTGAAGTGATACGCCGTCGCGCGTCCACGCTCGTCGAACTCAACGCCCCCGACAAGCTTCGAGTATTGAGGCTGTGCCCATGCGGGCGGCGTGCGCAGTCGGGCCGGGTCGATCAGGTTCACGGCTGTTTTGTAAGGCGCCGCTCGCTTCGCACCGAAGTCCAGCACGGCGATGATGTCGCCCGTCCCAAACCAACCACGAAGCGCCGCGCCCTGTAGCGTGCCGAACGTGTGAATGCCGCGGCTGTCCGCGCTCAGCGGATCGTCGGCCCATTCGAGGTACGCAACCTCCAGACGCCGCGACCATTCCCGCGCTTGCGCGGCGCTCCACCCCAACGCGTCCGCGTCCGGGTGGATCGACGGCACGAGGCCGCGCCCAACCGCGTAGGTCACCGTCTGCTCAACGCAACCCGCCAGCTGGCCGCTGTTCTGGATCAGGCTGCGCGCATAGGCGGTCACAGCCTCCCAGTCGCGGCGCAAGTCTTGGTCGCTTGTGCGCACTGTCGCGCCACCGGTGGGCGAGACATGCCAGCCCCCGAAGCCCAGTGGGCCGTGCAGGTGCTCGCCGCCGCGCTCCAGGTACGCCATCGCCTGGGGTTTCTGGTGCTGCTCTGACAGGATCGTCACGTGCGGCCCTGCCACAGCGGTGCTGTGCGCGGACGGCGATTTCTTTCTACTGAAGCCGAACATTGTGCGTCCCGTTTGCTGTGTGTGTGAGTTCCGCCGCCTTTGCCGCAAGGTCGGCCATTGAAACGCGCGGCGCTGCGATGCGCCCGGTCGTGAACAAGTTCTGCAGTCGCTGCGGGATACCGAAGTCCGCGCTGTGCGATACCGCGAGGCAGAGCACGAGCACGTCGAGCGCCTCGTTGCGCCGCTCGCCTCGCCGCAGCTTCCATTCCTTTTTCGTGCCGCCCGCCGTCTGCGTTTCGACAAGGTGCTCCGCAGTTGCCCACGACCACCAATGCGGCGCGTGGTTCTCGAAGTGCGCCGGCGTGTGGATTTTGCCGGGGCCAGCGTCGTGCTGGGCGAGGCCTGCGACTACCTGCTGCTTGCCCTGGTCCACCCCGATCAGGAAGAACCGCGCCAGTGAGCGCGTGATGTCGCCACCGCGCTCCCAGATCGCGCGCTGCCAGCCCGGTGCGCCCTTCGTTGCGAAGAACCGCTTGCCCTTCGCGCGCTGATGCTGGGACCACTCCAAGACGGTCTGCGTCTCGAAACCCGCATCGCATGCGATGGCCTCGACCTGCAGCGCGGCCCCCGATGCGTGCACGAATTGCTGGTCGAGCAGCTGTTCAACCTTGGCGCGGGTGGCCGGGTCTTTCACATCGCCGACAACTTCATGCCACTGCAAACCCCATAGCTCGTCAGCATCGCCAACCGCAGCGATCAGCACAGCGAGCCAGCCCGCTTGCACGTCGATTGCCGCCACGATCAGCGCCGCGCGTTCCGGCACGCGGTCGCCCGCGTAGCTCTCCGCAAGCTCCCGCACGACTTGCGCCTCGACACCCTCGCCAGCTTGCGCGTTGAAGGGGAGACCGAGGCGCGTATTCCAGAACGGAGCCGCCTTCGTTGGGTTCGTGCCCGCCGCTTCGCACTCTGCCGCCAGCAACGCTAGCTTGAGCCATGGCGAGGACAGACCCCGGAACCGATACGACCGCACACCCGGCTGCCCGTGCGCCGTCGCGATCCACCGCCCGCGCTCCATCGCAGCCCACCGTCCAGCATCGTCCAGCACGACGCCGCAACACGGCATCACATATCGCGCCGTCTCGGGTTGCTTCGGTGTCCACTGCACGTTGGCCCAATCGGAAACGTGGTCAGCGCCGCACTCGCAACGCCAATTCCACTCCCTTTGGTCGCCCGTCGCGTGCAGCGCCTCAATTCGGCTGGCGCCCTCTTGCGTTGGGCTCGACAGGAACACGGACTTGCCGCGCGCGAACGTCGTTGTGCGCGCCTGGATGATTGCCACCGGGTCGCCTTCCCGACGCAACGACACCGGCCACCTGTCGATCTCGTCGCCAACTATCAGACGTGCGGGATGGCTGGCCAAGCTGCTCGGACTGCCGGCGCTGGCGAACACCAGCTTGCCGCCGAGAAATTCTTTCAGGCCCGCGTTGTTCGTCTGGCTCCGCGCCGTGCGTGATCCGAACCGCGCCTTGAGGTCGGGCGTTGCCGCAATGATGCTGTCGAACCGAAGCGCCGCGCTTTCGCTGCTCGCGTCGTTGGGGCAACTCCACAGGATCGTGCACGGATCGAGGCTGACGGCGTGGCCCACGATATTTTCGGCGAGAGCGGTTTTTCCCGACTGCGAACAGCCCGCGATCACCAGCGTCGTCACAGCATCGTCCGTCGCTGCTTCCATGGGCTCGACGAGGTATGGCGCTCGGTCGTTGCGCCAGCGACCCGGTTCTGCGTTCCCACGCGGAATGATCCGATGCTCTGCAGCCCACTCCGGTACGGTCGTCTCCGGTGGCGGCTCGAATGCAGTCAGAATGAAGGTCAGGAAATCCGTCGCTGCTGGCGTCAGTTCAAGCTGCATCAGACGCCCCCACCGCTTGCACGGCCTCGGCCATGCCCGCTATCTCCGCGCGAACTGAATGCAGGATGTCGCGCGCGATCTTCTCGCAGTCCGCCGCGCTCGAATTTCCGGCAACGCGCGGCCCGATCTGTGCCGCCGCGCCGTCCAGCCGTTCCGTGATGATCGTTATCGCAGCGCGAACCGCCGCTTGCGCATCTGCCTTCGAGATCAGCCGACCCTGCAGCCGCTCCAACTGGATTTGGCGCGTGCGTGCCTCGACCGCCGCCTTGGCCGTCCGAGCGCGCGTCAGGCTGTTGTCCGGGATGCCGCGACCGCTGACCGCCTCCGCTCCCGCCAGTCCCTTGAGGGCGCTATCCGGATCGCGATTTGCCTCCACCAGGGTCCGACACTTCACGAGATCGTATGGCGTGCGATCCGGACCGGTCATGGCGCCCGCGAACAGGCCCCGATCCCTGTGCTTTCTGACCATCTTTTCATCGACGCCAAGCACTCTTGCCAAGTCCGCGCCGGTCCCGTACTTCGCTGACAAGTCCGCCATCCTCGTGCCCTCCAGAATGTTTGAATTGGTGCGCGATTTCACGCGCTTAGGCGCAGTCCCGATGCCGGACCCTGCGGAAGTGGCGCTCAGAAGTGAGTTTGTGCGGCCGGGTACGCCCGCTCCGTGCACCGCGTTTTTGGACGGTACCTTCGTTGCACCGAGGCCACACGGTGGCTCTTGCTGTGCTCGTGTGACTTCGACGGCACATGGCCGCAGATCGCTCGACGTTGCTCTGTGGCAAGCATCTGCGGGTCTTTGCTGTCGTGGAGCTTCGCGCAGTCGTTTGCCTGCTGGCGCGCTTCTGGCAGGCTCTGGTGCAGGGGCTGGCTGTAGGGCCGTGATGGCCGTGTCGAGCCGAGGCTGGGCGCAGTTCCCTACTCGGTGTGCAGCAGTGGGTGCCGCGCCTTGCCCTGGCGTGTGTGTCGCCTGGGCAGCGCGCGCCGTCGCGTCGTTATGTGGTCGAGCCCTGGCTCGAGGCGGCGAGGGGGGCGGGCACCCTCATCCCCCACGTCACCCGCCCCATCGTTCATTCGTGCGTTACGCTGCAGCCTTCGCGTGTGCGCGCTCCAACGCGGCAAGCTTCTTCGCCTCGGCATCGTCCAGCGGAACTCCCAGACCACGCTCGATCAGCGACAGCGCGAGCCACCACGGAACGGCAGGGGCGGCGTTCTCTGGCAACGGCTCGACGCGGCACATCGGGGGGCCAGCTTCCGTCCCCCTGTGATACGGGTTCGACGAGACCGGCGCCGGAAGCGGCTTGATGCGCTCTGGCAAGTTTCCGGCTTTCATCGCTGCGATCTCGCGCTGCGTCATCATCCGCTCCACGGGGCACGTTCCGACGATGCGCTTCGTGAACACGACGACCTTGGAGCCAGCGGAGCCGTCCGGCTGCCACTTGATCGTTTCGTTTGCTTCGTCCGCCTCGGACGCATCAAGCACTCTGAAGCTGCCCACGAATGTCTGCAGGGGCAGGACGCGAACACGCTGATCGGGCGGGCAGGCTCTGTCGGCAAGTTTCGCCGCGATGGCGGCGGCTTCGGTATTTGGCTGCATGGTGTTCTCCTGTGGTTCAGTAGGCGATGACGACTTGCGCGCCGTGGTGGCCGAGACTGCGCACGTGGATGAGCTCGCCGGGATCGAACTCAATCGCGCGATCAGCGCCGCCGAGCAGCTCGATACCGGCGACGTCCAGCGTTGCGGGCACAGCCGCGGCGGTCACGAGTAGGACAGCGTCCGCGCTGAGGTTTTGAATAACGACGGACGTGTTCGCGCTCGGATCGTGCGTCGTCCAGGCCGTCCGCGTTGCGGACAGCTTCTCAAAGGTTGAGGCCATCGGTGCTCCTGTGGCGAATGCTAAGAACCCCGCCACCGGGGTTGCCGGTAGCGGGGTCTGGATGGCGTCCACGTCGCCCTCGGGCGGCTGGTCGCGTTTATTCGGGGGATCAGCCGACTGCGGCATGCGCATTTCGGGACGTGGTTTCCGGATGCGGTGATTTGAAAAGTAAGTCAAGCGCCGCCATCAGTTCCGCATTGGCGCGCAGCTGCGCAAGGCCTTGTCGAGCCCACGTGCCGACAGTCGGCTGAGTGACGCCCAGCTCCTTCGCGACGGAGCGCTGGTTGTGCACGTGCTCCCCATCCCGCATTTCGGCAAGCATCGACAGAACGCGGCTGCAGCGCTCTGGCGTCACGCGATAGACCGCAACTGTCAGATGGAACGCTGTCGCGATCATCGGATCGGCGGGACACACAAGGTCGGAGCGTCCTTCGTCCAGGCAGCTGCGGAACTGTTGCTTGCGCGGCCAGTGCGATGCATCCGCGCGCTGGTAGACGTCGTTTGCCCAGCGAAGTGCTTCGATCAGCAGCTTGTTCGTGATGTCCGTCATGCCGATGCCCTCCCGCCGTTGGGACCGGAAGACTGCGGGCCTCCAAGGGTGTCGGCACTAACGACACCCTTTGCCACGTTGCCGTCACCGCGTGCGCGCTGGCATCGGCCTCCAAGGGTATATGTATTACTGATACCCTTTGCGATCTCGTAGCCGTTCATGCTGCGGCCCTCCGGTTCCACGAGCCGCCGCTTCGCCAGGGCGTCGGCTTGGGAACGTGCTTCTGTGTCAGGCGTCCGGTGCCGGACCAGCCGCTTGAAGTGACGCGCACCGCGTGCTGTGCGTTCTGGTGCTGCACCTCTGCAGATACGCGCGTCCTGCTGACAAGGAACAGCTTTCCTGTCTGCTTGCAGACATGCTCGCGAGCGATGCGAGCGCGGACGAGATCGCTGGCGATCCGCTTCACATCCAGCGCGTCGAGACCGAAGATGACAGCGATCTGCCTGTGGCTCAGTGGTAGGACGCGGGCGACTTGCTCCGCGACGTTCGGTGTTGACTTCATTTGGGATTTCCCTTGCAATTATTGCAATTTCGGAGCCCCAACAGGGGGAGCGGATGAACGCACTGTGTCGCTGCGGCGGTCAGTTGAAGCCGGGTTTGCGCTTCGGCGGTCGTGCCGGCCCCTTGGCGGTGCCGTGGCCAAGTTCGCCCGCGACCCGACGGAAGAACGCTGCTGTGTACGGCCCCGCCTCGTCCTTGATTTTGTCGGCGGGCTTGTTGCTGTTCCGTCCGTACTCGACGAGCGCCCCGAAGACTTCGCGAACGCGCGCCTCCGCGATTGCCTGCAGGTCGCGCCCGTAGTGCGCCAGCAACCACTCCGGATCATCCGTGGGCAGCTCGTTGGACACGACGGAGCAAGCAAGCTTGACCATCGTCGCAGCCTGCTGTCGCCGGTAGGCTTCGGGGTTCTTGCTTTCGCCTCTGTCCGTCTCGCTGAACGCACAGAATTCCCCCCGTGCGCGGCGCGCTTCGTCCGGCACCAACTTGTAGTCGGCCAGCAGTTCGCCCACCAAGGCTCCAGGCAGCGCCCACGCAGCAGAACCGCTGTCCACCGGGTCTTGCACCTGATCGGCAAGGGGGCCGTGCAGCCGCTTAACCACCGTGTCCACGATCCAGAGCCGCAGCGTGCCGACCACGTCGGTAGGCTGCATGTCCTCAAATTGCTTCACGAACGCCGCGACATTCTCCGTCACGTCGTTCGCAGTCAGGCCAGGGATCGGGTGGCGGGTGCATGCCGTTTTCACCAACTGCCCATCGACGGTCATCCCGCCCTTGCCACCGATGTGTCCAAGTCTGTGCGAGCGGAAAATTTGCTTGAGGTCGCGGTCGTTCTCCTGCGCTGACTGTGCGACGTCGTCAGCCGTCATCGCGCGCAGCGACGTGCGCAGCCGGTGTACCCACTCCGAGCGGAACCAAGCCGCGAAAGTTGCGTATTTTCCATGCCGCCGTCCGCGAGCGTTCGGTTCCAGCGCCTCCCACTGGTCGCGCGCCTTGCCGATTGCGTCCACGACAGCCTCCCGCTTGAATTCGATCAGCGGGTCATCTGTGGCCACTCCAAGCCGTGCGAGCATCTTCGCTGCGTCAGCGTCGGAGACTTCCGCATCGCCTTCCAGCCCGATCAATTGCCCCGTGGGCACAACCACCAGATCGCGGCCCGTCGTTTCCACCGGCACGAGCTCTGCGATTTCCACCTCCGCACGATCTTCCTTCATCACAAGATCGGAACTGTCCTTGTGGCGCTGCTCGTCGCCCGTATCAGCGGCGCACCCCGCGGTGACGGGCAACGGCGACTTAACTTCATCGAGTTCTTGATTTGAATTTGTAGATGCTCGCGCAGCAGCTGCTTCAGTGCTCTCGTCTTGCGTATCGTCAAGCGGCTTAGAGCGCGCGTGTGCGTGCGTGCGCGCGCGTTCTCTTATAGGGGCACGCTCGACCTCCCTGCATTTCCAGGGAGGTTGCTGGTTCGACCTCCCTGTGTTTCCAGGGAGGTCCGTCGTTTGACCTCCCTGTGTTTCCAGGGAGGTCGGCTTATTTTCCGCCGACGACCTCCCTAGCGTTCCAGGGAGGTCGCGAACTTGTTTTTGCTTCTGACCTCCCTGCATTTCCAGGGAGGTCGCATCGCCCGCAAACGTTGGGTAGATGCGTGCCGGATCGAGCCCGAGTGCAATGGCAAGGTCTCTGCCGCAGGCCATTGCCTGAACCGGCGCCATCACGCGTCGAGCGAAGATGCGCGACCCGCGACCATCCCGCTCCACGGTGAAGTCACCGCTGTCCTCCACGAATTTGAGGGCGCAGTCCGCCAGCGACTTGTTGGTCGTTTGGAAGATCGTCAACGCCGCCGCGGCCGATATCGCAACCCTTGCACCCGGCTCATCCAGAAGCTGGCATATGAGGTTGTGTAGAGCTGCGGGGACGACGCGGCTGTGCTTCCTGCCCAATCGCACGA